CGGCGGGGCGTGTCTACCTGTTGCGGTGCATGGCCTTGGCCATCTCCAGGAGGTCCGAGTTGGAGACGCCCCGGAGGCTTCCCCGGGGCTGGCCGCCCACGGAGGCGCGGCGGGGCGCGGCGGTGCCCTTCATGGCGGCTTGCTTCCGGGCGGAGCGCTCGGCCTTCTTGCGGGTGGCGTCCTTCTCCCGCTGCAGCTTGGCCGCCTTCCCCTTCGCGGCCCAGTAGGCCGTCTCCAGGTCCAGGGCTTCGTTGCCCTCCAGGAGGTGCTGGACCTCGGAGCGGAGCGCCTGGTCTTCCTTGAAGTCGGGATGGGCCTGGAGGAAGCTGTTGTAGCTGTCTTCTGCGGCCATGGTTTCGTATTCCTGCTGCATCGGCGCCAGGACCTCCTGGAGCCGGCGGGTCACCTCTGCTTCGATGCGGGCGCTGATGCTGGCCTCATTGAAGGGGTCGTAGTCGGGGACCTCGACTTCCCGCAGGCTTTCGGCGCCCTTCATCAGCGCTTCCCGCTCCCGCACGAAATCCCGGCGCTGGTCCGCCAGCTCCTGGGTCTTGCGGGTGTAGTCCGCCCTCATGTTCTTCATCAGCTTGGCAATGTCGGGGGGCACCTGGCCGATGGCATCATCCCAGGACAGGTTTCGGCGGCGGGGCTTCCCGTCGTCTCCGGTGTCCTCAATCTCCACGTCCCCCTCTTCGGCCATGGCTTCCACCATGGAGGGTTCCACGTCCGGGGTGGGCGCGGCCTCGGTGGCGGGCGCCTCGGCCTCGGCGTGGGCGGCCTGGGCCTCGGCCAAGACCGTCTCCGCCACGGACTGGTGATGAGAAGGGGCGTTACTCGGTGCGGTCAATACGTCGGGGGTGCTCATGGGTGAGTCCCTTTGGTTTGGGGTTAGATGAGGAGGTCGGACACGTCCTCGGCGTCAATCATCTGGAGGGGCGTGCCCACGCGGAAGTACCAGCCCGGGTTCCAGCCGGGCGCGGTCACGAACTGGACGGGGCGGCCGAACATGCGGGACCCCAGCTCGAAGACGGACACGTTCTGGATGCGGCTAATGATGAAGGTCCGCCACCCCGGGAGGTCCCCGGTAGCGGAGGCGGACTGGGGGTCCACGTACAGGTGGAGGTAGACCGTCCCGTTCTTCCCGCGCCAGATGGCGTGTGGGTTGCCCACGCGCGTTCCGTACTTGCCCAGAACGCCCTCCGGCTGCCACTTGTCGTTGTAGAAGAAGGAGACGGGGTTCTTTAGGTCAATGGCCTTCTGGAGCTCCCGCATGGGGTCGCCACCAAAGGCCGCCACGTATTGGGCGGACCTGGTGCGCGGGATGACCGTGCGCGGCCGCTTCCCGAAGCCAAAGGCCTTGGCGAGCTGGGCACGGATGCTGGTGAAGGCCATGGGGGATTACCGCCGCATCCGGCTGGCGAAGTCGAAGGCCTCGGCCTCCTCCTCCTCTTCCGGCATGACCTCGACGGAGACGGACACGTCCGCCTCTTCCCCCTCGGCCGGCATGTCCAGGAACTCCTCAAACTTGGAGTCCTTGGCCAGCTGGATGAGGGCGGCGGTGAGGGTGGTGAGGTCCGCTTCCGTGCGGAGCTGGTCGAGCTCGATGGGCAGGGGCTGGCCGTAGTCCTCGGCGGCCGCTGCGGCCATGGCGAGGAACCGCACCACGTCCGGCTCCAGCTCCACCACGGGCTCCGTGTACTTGTCGGGGACGATGTCCATCCCCATCACCCGGCCCACGTCCGCGATGGCCTTGGCCAGGGCGTTCATGACCTTGGTGTTGATGGGCTTGTCAAAGGCCGGCACCAGGGCGGCGAGCTCGGAGCCAATCATGGCGTCCGCATCCTGGGCGGCCTCCATGAGGTCAGGGGGCATACCGGCGGAGGGCATGGAGGGGCCGTAGTCGAGGGGCATGGGTCAGACTCCAGGAACGGGGCCGGGCGCCCCTTCGATGGGGAGGCCTTCGGGCGGGAGGCCTTCGGGCGCGGGGGGTGCCACCTCGGGGGGAGGCGGGGCAGGGGTGGACAGGTTCTCCGGGAGCTGGAACACCCGGACCATCTCTTCGAGGATGAGGGCCGGGTCCGCCCCAAGCTGGACCAGGATGGGCGCCAGGCGCTCCAGGCTCTGCTGCTTGGCCAGGTCGCTCATGGGCGTGGTGCCTGCATCCACGGCCCAATACGAAAAGTCCCCGGTGAGGTCATCGGCGGAGAGGATGGTGGGGCCTACCGGGTTGGGCAGGGCCAGGGGCTCCGCGTCATCCCCGAGGACCACGGACAGCATCACGTTGTAGGTCTGCGCCAAGCCGGTGATGACCGCATCCCGGATGCGGGCCATCCGTCCCAGCTCGGAGGAGGTGTAGGCGGCCAGGAGGTTCTGTTCCGTGGCCGTACTCTTGGTGACCTCCCCACGGGTGAACGGCGCCAGGAGGCCCGCGTCCCGAATGTCCATGTCCACCGTGGTGGCATAGGCCGCAATATCCCCGGGGATGGGGGCCTGGGGAACGGGCAGAATGTTGCCGGCCAGGTCCGCCCCGGGCGCCAGGTCCACCTCCACGAACTCCCCGTCCAGGCCTTGGCTAATCTTGGCGGCCGAGTCCTCGGAGAGGAAGCCGGCCCGGACCATCCATTGACGGGCCATCCGCCGGACGCCCTGGGCCTGGTAGGTCCTCATCACGTTCATCTCGCGGAACTGGTCCAGGCTGCGGTGGATGAGGCTGTAGCCCCGGAGCGGGGTGTCCGGGTCGCGCGAGAAGTACAGCGGGAGGATGGGCACCACAGGCCGGCCGGACGCGCTCTTGTAGGGGATGCCCGTGGTCTCGTGGACAATCTCACCTTCGGGGGTCTCGGCGTCGGCCTCGGCGTCGGGGTCAAGCGCCCCCACCTGAACGCGGACCCCCTCGAAGAGGTAGGCGTCCCCGTCCCCGTAGTCGGGCGACCACACCAGGAGGCGGTCCTCCTGGAGGTCGTACAGCTCCACGATGCGGACCCACCGGTCCGAGTCGGGCACGGCCCCCGCGTTGGAGTCGATGCCCAACATGGTGTCCTTCCCGGCGATGCCCGTGGCCTCAATCCACTTCGAGTAGGCCCGGGTGCGGAACTCCGTGGACTCCTTGCCGTAGCGCTCCGAGGCCTCGGCCACCGGCATGAGGTAGACGTGGCCCACGTGGCGCTGCTGGTCCCAGCTGCAGGCCGTAGCGTCCACGATGACCTCCCAGGGCGGGAGGGCTGCGCAGGACACCCGCTTCAACGGGTCCACGGACTCCACCGGCGCCAGCTTCATGAAGGCGCACGGGTAGATGAGCGCCAGGCGGGTGGCGTCTTCGAGCTGTTCCCGGATGGTCAGGAGGTATTGGTTGGCCGTGGCCTGGGCCACCTCGGGGTTGCCCCGGTCCCGGAGGTCCGGTTCCACCCGCACGGCCGGGTTCTTGGCGTAGAGGCTTCCCAGGTAGGACTCCACCACCGCGTAGGCCTTGGGGACCTCGGTGCGGAGGATGCCGTCGAGGGTGGGGTAGGTCTCGGACTCCCAGAACCGCGTCATATAGAGGCGCCGCAGCTCCCGCAGTTGGTCCCGCCGCTGGTCCCAATAGAGGTCATGCTGTTCGCAGATGTCGCGAATGTCCGAGGGTTCAAGCATCGGGGGCCTCAGAAGGGCAGGGATGAGGAACGGATGCGCCGGGCACGGCTGGCCGAGATGAGGTCATCTATCCGGGTACGCTGGGAGTGTAGCGCGTGCGTGCGCCACGTGGCAGGAACATCCCGGAGACACCGGTAGGCGAGGGCGCAGGCCATGGCCGCGTCATCGTGGGAGCCCTTCGGCGCCTCGGGGGCCACCTTCCCCGGCGGGATGGTGAGGGACCGTAGCTCCAACCAGGTGGGCCGGTCCAGAATCTGGATAAGCTGCAGGCTTTCGCGCAAGGTGTCGAAGGCGTCCAGCTTCGATTGGAGCGACGTTACCCACGGCTTCCCCTTCGGCCCGCGCCACTGTTGCCGGTAGCCGCAGTGGTCCATCTCCAGGAGGAAGGCGTGGCCGTGGTTGTTGCTCTCGGCCAGGACCAGCGCCTGGTTGTACCGGCTGGCCACCTGGATGGCGCGGTGAGACCAGGCCGCCGGTGTCACGCGGTTGTTGCGTTCCGTGTAGACCACCTGGCGCGTGGAGACGGACACCACGCACAAGGCCGAGTAGTCGCCCCCGACGCCTCCCCCAATGTCCACGCCCATGACGTACCGGTCATGCGGGTGCGGCGGTTCAATCTCCCGGCCGTGGCTCTCCCCGTGGAGCTGGTGTTCCACGACGTGAATGTTCCCCAGGAGTTCATCCTCGAAGTACCCGCCCTCCCGGTCCAGGAAGCAATCGTCCATGCAGCCGGGGTACTCGCGGCGGAACTTGTGGGTGGACCCAATGCGCTTCTCCGTCCGACGCCGCCAGTGGAGCTGACCAGGCCGTAGGCTGTACTCCCGTTGAATGTCCTTCTCATAGTCGGACAGGCTGTCCATGAAGTCCGCCGGCACCATGTCCGGCGGGTCTTCGTAGGCGGGGTGTTCCCACCACCACATGGTGAGGAGGTGCCAGCCGTTCTCCGGGGCGGCCCGGACAAGCTGGCTAAAGAAGTCGCCCGGGTTGTTGGCCGTGCTCTCCACCATGAGCAGCCCTTCCCCGACGGCCGCGTCAAGCTGGGCGATGGTCTCCTCCAGGTCCGGCGCGAAGGCCGCCTCCGAGAGGACCGCCGCCGCAGGGGTGAAGGAGCGGAGGCCGGTGTTGGACCTCGACGTAAAGGCCTGCAGGCTGGCGCCCGTGTCATCGTACTGGATGCACCCGCGCGCCTGGGTGCGGATGGGGCGCTGCAGGAGGGCGGGCGGGTCCTGGAGCCACCGGCGGGCGTCGTTGAGCAGGGCCGTGGCCGAGTCATCCCGCATGGAGATGACGGCGTGCATGGCCTCGAAGCGGGTGGCCGTGGCCATCCAGTGGAGCACCATCTTGCAGCCGGTGGTGGCGTAGACCTGCCGCGCCTTGATGACGATAATCCGCTTATGCCCTGCCTCGACGGCCGCGAAGATTTTGCGCTGCATCGGGGAGGGGATGAACGCCCTGGGCTTCTTCGAGTCCTTGTCCTGGACCTGGTGGAGCTGGGAGAAGGCGGACAGGTCCGACAACAGGTGCTCCACCCGCAGCGTCATCCCCGGCGGCACCCGGCCCGGTACGAACGGCCTGGCCTTCATGCCACCCGCTCCCAGCGGAGCTTGACCTGGAGCGGATGGAGGTCCACGCGCGGCCGGTCCTTGCGCGCCCAGCTCCCGCCGCCGGCCTCCCCGAGGCAGCGCCACCCGGCTCCCCGCAGGCTCCCGCCGCTCTCTTCTGGGAGTGTGTAGGTCACAAGCTTCCTGTACCCCAGGGCGCGGGCCGCACGCCACGCGGCGCCGTACAGCATGGAGCAGGCGTTCCGGTGGCCATCCGTCGCCACGCGGGTCACCTCCGCCGTCCACCCATCATCCAGGACACGGGACACAGGGCGCCCGATGATGGCGACGCCCACCACCTCTTCCCCATCCGCCACGGCCACCTGGAGGATGGAGCCCCGCGGAGGCTTGTGGTGTCGGTGGTGGCGCTCCACGAAGGCGAAGGCCTCCCGCTGTTTGATGGGCACCAAGTGGAGCCCCATCACTCACCCACCAGGGTCAGCACGTTGCGCAGCTCCTCCACCTCGGGGGTGTCCAGCTCGGGGGCTTCGTACCCCCGCGCCAGGTCCAGGACCCGGAAGGCCGTGTCCAACACGGTCCGGTTGGGGGACTGGGTGCCACGGAGGGCTCGCTCAATGCAGGCGATAGCGTCCGGCGCCAGCTCGGCCAGGGAGCGGTCAATCTGTTCCGGGGTGAGGACTCGGGGCTCAACAGGGTGGTCCATGGGACTCCTTCATGGGCTTTGTACAGTGCAGGGTTGACCCGTCTACCATGCACTGTGAGACTATGGGGTCTTCCCAGGCTTTCGACAGATAGTGCAGGGTAGTGCAGGGTTTAGGCCCTCCGTATGTAGTATACATAGCACTCCATTGCTCTATAGGAATAACCCTGCACTACCTTGCACTATTGCTCTATAAGGTAGGAAGAATGGGGATCCTCAGAGTGCAGGGTAGACACGTCAACTTGTCAACCCCGCACTGTGGCCGGAAGGCCAGGTTTGAGGGGGCTACTTCTCGGTAGAATAGTGCAAGCGTCAACGGGTAAATGGGGCTGGCGGGCTTTTGGTGTCTTTTTCCTTGCATTACTCCATCGCTCCATTATGACAGTCTGGAGCGTGGGGGACACCACGCCACCCCAGGAGAGCCACATGGAATACGGTATGCACCCGCTTGACCCCACCGACGACTACAACCCCGACGACTACCCGGCCCCGCCGGCTCCGCAGCCCTCCACGGACCTCGGGGAGGTTCTGTTCAGCATCTGCGCGGCCGCCGGCATCATGCTGATGATGTGGTTCTGGATGCTGGTGCTGTGATGGGGAAGCCTACCGACTCCGAAATCCTCACCCTGGTGGACCTCCACACCATGGCCCGCGACATCCAGGACCGCATGGAGGGCCTGGACACCCCGTGGACCCTCGACGTTCACGTGGGCCAGAAGGGCCTCCGCACCTGGGGCGCGGTCACCTTCGAGTTCGCCCCGCCGAACCGCTACCACATGGGCCTCTTGGGCGCGGCCCGTGTCCGCCTCCCCGAAAACGCGCGCATCCGCGACTACAGCACCGGCCGGTGGAAGCACGCCTCCTACCGCATCAACAACGATTGGACCCTCGACGTCACCCGGGAACTCATCAACCCCGTCTTCCCCGTCGAGGAGTTCAGCGTCCCGAAGGGGGAAGAGTGAACGCCCGGCCCCACCTTCCCCCGTCTCATGAGGACATTCTGACCGCCCTGCGGCGGTACGGCCCCCTCACCAAGGGCGACGCCTCCCGCCGGTCCGGCTACGCCATGAGCACCACGCACGACGCCATGCGGCGCCTGCAGCGCTTCGGCCTGGTTGAAGTGGTGATGACGGTCCAGGGCGATGCCCGGGGCCGTACCCGCAACGTCTACGGCCTGGTCGGGGTCCACCGGCGCCTCCGCTCCCGCCGCACCTTCATCCTGGAGCTGGTGGAGACGTTGCGCGCGGTCACCACCCAGGAGCTGGCCGCCCACGTGGGCGTCAACCCGAAGACGGCCGACTACTACCTCAAGGAGTTCCGGGAGGAGGGCGCCATCAAGCTGGTGGGCTGGGAGTTCCGCCCCACCGGTGGCCGTCCGGCGCCGCTGTGGGGTGTCGCATGAGCCGCACCGCCGAGGAGTGGGGCCGCCTCGCCGTCAGCCTGCCCGGCTGGCGGTGGATGCCGGGGATGCTGACTATGTGGTCGCTTGATGAGGATCCCGTAATGCCGCTGCGACTGACCGAAGACGCGGGGGCCGGCCATCCGGGCGTGTCAAACCCAGTGTGGTCCGGGGTCCGCTCCGACCGCGAGTACAACGACCACGAGGTCGATCCTGAATGGTGCTGGCCCGACCCTGACGACCCCGCGACCGCCGGGTGTCTGCTGGCGCTGCTCGGTGGCGCGGTCGAACTGCGGATCGGGTCGCGGCGCAACGTCGCGCCCTGGGTGCATGAGTGCATCGTCGGCGATGGCCAGAGCCACGACGGGCGGATCCACACCGTCCGACAGCCCACGATCGGCCGCGCCTGCATCGCCGCCGCCGAAGCCATTGGGCGGTGGCCGGGGGGTGTCGCGTGCGACTGACCCCGGACCGCGTGCGCCGCAAGCTGCTGCTGGCCGTCGGGAAGCGGGTGTCCTGGTCCATCGTCTTGGCCGGGCCTCCCCTCGCCGGCTGGGCGCCCCTCCGCCGCAACACCGGGGAGCGCATCTGGCTCCGGGTGTCCGGCGGCCGCCCCATCCTCCGCTACACCGAACCCCGCGTCTACCGTGACGCCAAGAACGCCCTCACACCCAACGAAGCGCTCGCGCTCAAGTGTGAGTTCTACTACCAGGAGAAGACCCATGAGTGATGCCCCGAAGGCCAAGAAGTACCGCGTGGAGCTGTCCACGGACCACGAAGTGGAGATGAAGATGGCGGCCGTGGCCGCCGGCCTCTCCGTCCCGGACTACATGGAGCAGGTGGTCCGGCCCGTGGTCCAGGAGGACCTGTCCCGCCGCCTCCGCGCCGGCGCCCTGGCCGCCCTCTTGCCCGTTCAGTAGGTCCCCCCATGGATGCCAACACCGCACGGGTCTGGCCCACGCCGCCCGAAGGCCACACCTATGTCCGCCAGTCCCTTCGGGGCGGGGACTACATCTCCACCGGGTACTTCCCCCAGCGCATGGTGGACCGGCACGGCCGAGGGCGTACCGTCCACAACTGCGCCGGGGTTACCTCCCTCTTCTTCGACTGTGACCTCCTCGGCCTCTACGACGCGGCCCTCCTGGCGCGGGGACACGTCCTCGAAGCGCGGGCGGCGGAGCGCAAGGCCAAGCTCTACAAGGAGCCGGCGGACGTGGTGGAGGGCTTGCGGGCGCTCCTCCTCGATGAGGTGGTGTCCTGTGTGGAGCGGGCGGTTGGTCTTCCCCCCACCCTCCTCCTGGACTCCGGCTGGGGCTTCCACGTCCACTACGCGGTAGACCCGGAGATGGGCGGGGAGCTGGTGGCGCTGCAGCAGATTGCGGCCGCCATCATCGATGAGTCCAACCGCTTGGCGTATGAGGTGGGGCACACCTTCCAGCCCCGCCTGGAGCTCCCCAGCGCCTTCGACGCCACCCACGACGTGGGCGCACGGCTGGCCCGCGAGCCGGGAAGCACCAACACCAAGGCCCCGGGCAACCCTCGGCCCGTGCGGGTCATCACCTCCGCGCCCACGGTCCTCGGCCGGGAAAAGCTGGCGGAGCTCCGGGACGCCTACCTCCGCCCCGGTGTCCTCCCCGATGCCCGCGACGAGCCCGGCCCGGTGCCGAAGGTCAAGCGCCCGAAGCAGGCCACCCAGGTGGACGTGGACTTCCGCTCCATGCGCCTGGCCGACGGCCGGACGTGGCAGACCATCGTGGACGCCCTGTCCCCCGGGGAGCGGGCCAAGGTCATCTGCCCCTTCGGCGGTTCGACCGTGGGCAGCGGCTTCTTCTTCATCGAACCCGACGGCCGAGGGCGCTACCACAGCGGCCCGCAGTCCTGTACCTACTGGAACAGCTACCGGGGCGGAGGCACCACCGGCTTGGCGGAGCTGGTGCGGGGCACGGGCAAGAACGGGGAGGTGGCCGGCCCGCTCAACACGGTCACCAACCTCTACAAGATGCTGTCCGAGGACTCGAACTTTGACCTGTGGTTCGATGCCTTCCGGGGCCTGGAGATGGACGGGGACGAACCCCTCCAGGACATGGCATGGGTCAAGGTCCTGCAGCACATGGATGCCGGCTACGGCTGGTTGTGGCGTCCGGGGCGGGAACTCATCTGGTCCACCCTGGAGCAGGTTTGCAAGGAGCGCACGGTAAACCCCCTCCAGGACTACCTGGCCACGTTGAAGTGGGACGGGGTGCCCCGGTGCCACCGGTGGATTGCGGACGTGTGCGGCGTCGAGGACCGGGACGTGTACCGGGCCTACTCCCTCCGCTGGTGCATCGGCCTGGCGGCCCGCGCCCTGGACCCCGGCTGCAAGCTGGACACGTGCCTCGTGCTCACCGGCCCGCAGGGCTTCGGGAAGTCCTCCATGTTCCGGGAGTGGGCCAGCGTCCCGGACGTGGGTGAACTGTTCTCGGACACCCGCTTCAACATGAAGGACAAGGACGCCTATCTCCAGCTCTACATGGCCTGGATTTACGAAGACGCGGAGATGAGCGGCCACAGCTCCGCCGACAAGGAGGTCCGCAAGGGCTTCCTGTCCTCCCAGGTGGACCGCATCCGGCCGCCCTTCGGCCGCAAGGTCCGCACCTTCAAGCGCCACACGGTCATCGTGGCCACCAGCAACGAACAGAACATCCTTCGAGACTCTACCGGGGACCGTCGCTACTGGGTGGTCCAGGTGCCGAAGACCGGGCAGGCGGACCTGGAGTGGTTGCGGCGCCACAAGGGCCAGTTGTTTGCCGAGGCCGTCCACCGGTTCAAGGCCGGGGAGCCGTGGTGGTTGACCCGCGAAGAGGAGGCCCTCCGCAGCAAGAACAACGAAGCCTTCCGGTATGTGGACTGGTACACGGAATGCGCCGGCATCGTGTACCGGGCGAACCAGGGCGGACCTCGAAACCGGTTCACCGTCTCTCAGTTTGCGCGCGCGATTGATGACCACATCAACCCACAGGCGCGTGGCCTGTCCCTTTCCGCCGCCCTTCTGCGGGTCGGCTTCGAGCGCACCCGTTCCAACGGGACCACCTGGTATGAGAAGATGGGAGCTTGTACCGGGAACAACAACGGACTGAACGCTATCCGCGAGCTGTCCACCAACAACAACCCACACGTGTACGAAGCGTACAGCCCAGGAGACTGACCCATGATTGAGACTTCCCCCGAGACGGGCGCACTGTTCAAGGCCTTGGCCGCAGCGCAGTCCCAGATGCTCCCCGCCGTCAAGGACGGCAAGAACCCCCACTTCCGCAGCCGGTACGCCACCCTCGGCGCCGTGCTCCAGGCCATCCTCCCGGCCTTCAACGCCCACGGCTTGTCCCTGTCCCAGCACCCGGGCATGGACGGCGCCACGGTGACCGTGGACACCCTCATCACCCACGAGTCCGGCCAGTGGATGCGGTCGTCCTCCTCGGCCCCCATCGGTGGCCGCAAGGACGTGCAGGCCGTTGGCTCCGCCATCACGTACCTGCGCCGCTACGCCGCCCAGTCCATCGCCGGCCTCCCCGTCGAGGATGACGACGGCAACAGCGCCAGCGCCCCGCGCCCGTCCCGCCGGGACCCCGTTGTCCCACAGCGTCCCACGATTGTCCCACAGAAGGCGTCCCTGGAGCTGGTGACGGTGGTGGGTCGCTTGGAGGCCCTGGACCTCACCGTTGGGGACCTGGACACCTGGTGCAAGGCGATGGGCAAGCCGGTGCCGGCCGACATGGACGGGTCCACCCTCGCCACCCTGGTTCACTGGCTCGAAGGGCCGGGCGCCGCCAAGGTCCGCCAGTGGTTCCAGGACCGGGCGGATGGGGGTGAGGCGTGAACGGCCTGATTGATACCTGGGTGGGGTGGTACGTCCCGAAGGCTCGCGCCACGGACCGCCAGGAGATTGTCCTTGCTCGGGTTGTCGCGTGCGAACTCGACATGGGCGACGTGGGCTCCGCGTTTGTGTTTCTGCTGGCGATGCCGGACGGCGGGTTCAAGAAGGTCTACGCTCAGGACTGCAAGCGCGTCAAGACGCCCACCCAGGCCGAGTGGGATGGCTACAAGGAGATGTATCGAAAGGACCACCCCAATGGGTGACCGCTACATCTTGGGCATCGACCCCGGCCCCACCACCTCCGGGATGGTCCTCTACCGCCTGGCCGAGGACCCCCGGACGGGGTGGGGGCGGGTCATCCGCTCCCGCAAGGATGCCAACCTGGTCGAGCTCCGCGCGGAGCTCACCGGGGGGGACGTGCGGAACGGTCTGAACCCCAACACCTTCGAGGTGGTGTTGGAGTGTACCCAGGCCGGTCCGCCGTCCACGGCCGTCGTGAAGACCACGGAGGTTGTGGGCCGCCTCATGGAGGCTTGCGACACCCGTGGCATCCGCTGGCACGCCTACTACCGGCGGGAAGTCCTGCAGGCGCTGGACTGCGCCAAGAAGGGCAACAAGGACGCCCTGGTCCGCGCTGCCCTTATCGAGCTGCATGGTGGCACCCGACAAGCCGCCATCGGCACGAAGAAGTCCCCCGGCCCCCTCTACGGGGTCTCCTCCCATGCGTGGCAAGCCCTCGGGGTTGTTGCTGCGCACCTCCTCCCATTCTGAACAACACCAGGAGAACATCATGCCCGCCACCATCATCATCACCGGCCGCCTGTTCCGGGACCCCGAGATGAAGACCACCAGCTCCGGGAAGGAGATGGCCAAGCTGGTCATCCCCGTGGATTCCGGCTTCGGGGACCGCAAGACCACCACCTGGTGGACCGTCACCATTTGGGGGCGCCGCGCGTCCGTCGCCGGCCAGTACCTGTCCAAGGGGTCCTGGGTGACCGTCACCGGCCGCCCCCAGGTCCGCCAGTTCGAGAAGCGCGACGGGTCCAAGGGCTTCAACCCCGAGGTGGACGCCGACACCTGGGACTTCGTGGGGCCGAAGCAGTCCACCCGCCCCCCCACGTACCCGGATGACGCGGCCGTGAACCGGCGCCCGGATGCGCCCCGCTACGACCAGGGCGCCGCCACTCAGGGGATGGACGAAGCGGACCTCCCCTTCTGATTCAGCGCCTCCACCACCAGCGCCTCTACTGCATCACAGTCGGGGCGCTGGGCGGCGGACTGGCCGAAGGCCCAACAGGCCATCAAGGCACACTGGGCCGACATGGGGTCCCCGCCCAGCTTGCTGATGCAGGCGGGCGGGACCTCCGCGAGGCTGGCGCGGACCTCCGCGTCGATGACCACAGGCCGGCCGGCCGCCTCGACCAGGGCGCGCTGGCCGTCTTGAATCTCCCCGATGAGCTCCGTCTGGGCTTCGATGACCTCCCCGGTTCTGTCTCGGCCGAGGGCGAACCCGGCGGCGCCGCCCCCCACGAAGAGGAGCACGCCCGCTGTGATGAGGACCCCGACCACTACAGCGGGTCCAGCTGGAAGTGAGGCCCATCCGGGAAGCTGCGCCACGTTCCCCCCCAGGTCAGTTTGAACTCTCCGCTGGTCCGGCCGTCCAGGACCAGCATGGCCCACGTATCCAGGATGTGGTCCGCCAGCGGGTTGAAGTCATCCCAGGACCAGCTGATGGTCCCATTGACCCACGGGGCGATGTCCACGGCCATGCTGGGAAACGTGTTGTGCTTCGAGTTGGGGTAGCGCAACTGCGACTTCCCCGCCGCCTGGAGCTCGTTCTGGCGCTCCTCCCCTCGGTGGCCCTCCAGGACCGTGAAGTCCATGGGGCAATCCGGGGACCACAGGGCCTCCCGCATGAGGAGCTGGAGGTCCCGGTGGCAGCTCTGGAGCCGTTGCCGGCTGCGCTGGGAGAAGACGTAGCCCACTAGTACTTCCCGCCCTTCTTCTTCCCCGCCTTGGACAGGGCGATGGCCACGGCCTGACGCTGCGGCTTCCCGGCCTTCATCTCCTTCTTGATGTTCTCGGAGATGGTCTTCTTGTCGGAACCCTTCTTCAACGGCACGGCGGCCTCCAGTGTCTTGCAGGCTTGGCGGGTGAGCTCCAGGTACTGCGAAACGGACATACGGTCCGGCCTGGAGTAGCCCACCCGGCACACGTCCGGGCGGTCTTCGTAGATGGTGCAGAGCTTCGAGGCCTCATCGTACAGCGGGCAATCCGCCAACACGCAACAGGCCCCGCACTGGGTACAGTCGTAGTCCAGTTGCCAGGCGGGGCGGGTCATCGCTTCGGGGTCCGCTTCGAGGGTGCGCGCTTCCCGCTCCGCTTGCGGAACAGCGCCTCCTGAACGTCCTTCTTGGTGGCGCGGGTGGAGGGCGTCTTCTTCTTGCTGACCACCTTGGAGGGTCGGCAGTACTGGGACTTCGCGTCTCCGCTGTGGCCGCAGGGCTTCCCCGTGGCCTTGTCCACCCACTTCTCCTTCGCCCATCGGCGGAGGCTGGTTCCCTTCTCCGTCTTCCGCACCTGGCCCTTTCGCTTGCGACACTTGGCCACGGCCTGGGAGGCGCGGGCCGAGGGCCACACCTTGTACTGGGCCTTCACTTCCTTGGTGCAAGCGTCGTCCGCCATCACTTCACCAGCTTGGAGACGGGCTTCTTGCTCCACAGCTTGCAGGAATGGTAGCGCGCCTTGTTGGGCGGCCCCGGGTCGTCGCACCCGTGACGGCTGCGGAAGTTCGCGCGGGCCTTGGGGTCATCCCGGCGGATTTCCATGTCCGGGTCCCCGAAGCGCACGGTGTAGGGCTTCCCCTTGTAGGTGCCCGTCGCCACGAACTTCTTGCGCCCGTGGCCCGGCTCGCCCTTCTTGATGCGGCGGACCGGCACTAGTGCACCTGGTGGGGACAGTTGATGCGCTCGGCCAAGCGGTCCAGCCCCTCCATAATCTTCTGATGCTCCTGACTGTGCATCTTCATCATCCCGTCCACCTGGTCCAGGTGCCGGTTGATGCCGCTCTGCATCATGGGCGCAAACACGTCCTTCATCAGCTTGTAGACGGCCATACCGATGAGGAGGCACACCACCAGCGCGGAGGCCGGCCCGGTGACCTGGGGGATGAGGGCTTCCGCGCTCATGGCACCTCCGCTGCCTTCTTCAAGGCGTCCAAGACCGCCCGTGCGATGATGCGGGAGTCGGCGGCCGATGGGCTGTAGTCGTTGTCCGGGTCGTAGGCCGCAAGCCACGGCCCCGTCTGGTCCAGCGGGATGCACACGGGAATCACGAAGACCCCGTTGTCCCAGGGCGTTCCGTCGGTGTCCGTGGTGCCGATGCTGGCCGCAACGACAACTTCCGGGAAGTCAATGTGAAGAGACGGCATGAGGCACCTACACGGGCATGGTGTACTTGATGACGCGATACCACGCCTTGAACTTCACGTCATCGCCGGCGCCGATGGTGGCGGAACCATTGGTGCCCACGCCCACCATCAGCTTCATCCCGATGGTGCCGTTATCGTAGGTCATCCCGGCGTTCCGCGACCCGCCCGTGATGGCGGTGCCGGTGTTGTCCAGATTGACGTAGACGCCGCCCTGCCCCCGGACCCCGCTGTGCAGGAGGGTACAGGTGCTGTGGTCGTTGCTGGCGCTTGCGTTGCTTGCGTACCCGTTGAACGTGAAGATACCGTATTGGATATTTCCCGTTGCGTTGTACCTGATGAGGCCGCCCATGGCGTCATTGGTGAAGCAATCCAACCCGGTCCCGTCCACGGAGCTGGCCACCACCACCTCCGAGGCGAACCGGTTGTCCGGGGTCTGGAACTGAACCACGGTCTGGAGAATGAACGTGTCCCCCGACTGGACCTGGACCTCCCCGCCCGTGGCGTCCTCGGCGGACAGGTCCTTGACCCAACGCGGCGCCCGCTGGTTGTTCCCCGAACCCCAGGCGTAGTCCGTGGACCCAACCGCCAGGGCGTTGAACACCACCTGGTTGACCCCGGACGCGCTGGAGCTGGTGTTCACCAGGCTGTCCGGGTCCGTCAGAGTGAAGCCGTCGGTGATATCGATGGCGGTGAAGCCGAGGGCGGAGAGGTCCGCCCCGCCGCCTCCGCCGCCCTGGGCACCGCCCGACGCGCCGGTGGTGGGGTCGAAGCATGGCGTGATGGGCATGGCTACTCCATCCAGAGAAGCTGAGAGCCGGTAAACACCGCGCTCCCCGCATCGACGTGGACGAAGAGGTACAGCTCCCCGTTGCCTGGGCCGCCCAGGTCCTGGCGGAGCGGGAGGTCCACCCGGAACATGGCATTGCCCGTGGTGGCCGTGGTGAGGCCCGTAGCCAGCGTGGCCGTGGTGTCCGGCACGATGATGACGTCCCCGGCCGCATCTTCGCAAAGGCGGACCGTGACCGTGGAAGCGCCCCCGGCCAGGGAGGTCAGGTAGACCTGGATACCCGACAAGATGCCAAACCAGTTCCGCTTGTTCTTCTGGAAGGTCGGCAGCTCTGCGTTCAGGTCATGGACGTGAACGCATGCCAGGGCAAACGACGTTCCCACGGCCTGCGACCCGATGACGTCATTGTGATGCAGGAAGTGGGTGATACGGGTGGGCATGGTGGGGTCCTCCTCATGCGCGGACGGCTCGCCGCTACTCTATCGCGGTTTGCTCTCGAATGTCCCGAACTTGCGCGGCCTGGCGCTCCAGGGCCTGCTCTACGTCCCCCGGCCCGCGTCCCATGAACGTCTCCAGGGCGGCGCCCCGGAGCGTGGTGGGGAGGGCGCCCTCCGTGTAGACCCGGCGGGGCGTCTCGGGGCGCTCCCGCTCGGACAAGACTGCGTAGAAGGGGAGCGCCCGGTCCAGGTCCGCCACGTCCAACGCCCTGGCCTGACGAATGAAGGCCAGGGCCTTGTCCGTCGGCTTGGCCGCGAAGTAGACGGGCTCCCCGTCGATGACGTCGTAGAGGTAGTGCGGGA